CCTTCGCATAGACGCCGCGGCGGTCGATGGCAGAGACGAGGCGAGGATAGTCCTCGAGCATCTCGTCGGTGATCTTCATGATGCCTGCGACCTTCGTCAGTGCGACAGTCTTGAGGACGCCATCAGCACTGAGCTGAGGCTTGGCTCCATCCTCGGCCACTGTGTCAGCGGTGCCCTCGGTCGTGATCTGGTAGAATCCGATGGTCGGAGCAGACACGAACTCGGTCGGGAAAAGGTCCCTGACATAAAGCGCGCCATTGGGGTAGGTGACCACGCGGTCACTAATCTGGATGTCGCCGGGCACCGGCTCCACGATGGTGTCGGTGGCAGCCTTGAACTCTGCGACAGCGGTGCCGGGTTGCGCACCGCGCGCCAGTCCGGCCTTCTTGATTGCCTCGACAGCGGCGCCGCCCAGGCTCTTGATCTCGTTCTCCATTTTGACTCCCTTGTGAGTGGACTTGGCGGTCTCGCCAAGCTTGGCGAGGGTGTCGGCCTTCTCGGCCGCCTTGGCGAGGTGCTCGTCGATGCCCTCAAGCTCGGCCACGATGTCGTCGGCGCGCTTGATGCTCGCCTCGTCGCCCGCCTTCACGTCATCCACGAGGCCCTGCAGCTCGCTTACGAGTGCCTCCCTCTTTTCCTTGACATTCATGTGATGTCCTTCCTGTAGTTCTATATGTATGCCGCCATGCGAGCCATCACCGCGTCGGCCTTCTCGCGGACCTCCGAGTTACCCTCATGAGGGGCCTCCTCGTTATCCTCTGAGTCAGCGTCAGCGGCCTCGGCCTGCTTGACGTCGATACCCGTAGCTTGTTTCGGTGCCTCGTCCGCGGGCATCATGACCGCGATCCGCTTCACCATGTCGTCTATCATCTCGGCGATGCTATCCAGCCTATCAGCTAGCTCAGCGATAGTGGATAGTGCGTCGTCGACCTCGTCGGCGGGTGCCTTGACCTCCGCCTCGTCTGCCTTGGCGACAGGCTCGGCGTCAGACACCGAGGCGTCCTCGGCGAGAGCCTCCACGATGGACTCGGTGTGCTCGCCATCCTTAGCCTCGATGACCTCAGTCAGTTCGTTCGCCGGGATAGGCACGAGAGAGATCTCATAGAGCTTCAGCTCGCGGAGTTCGTTCGCCCGCGTCCCATCAGCGAGCACCACAGGCGCCGCGTCCAGCGTGTCATATGCGAACGAGAGTTTCGTGAGTCTGCCTTCCTTGACGAGCTTCCTCGTGTACTGCGCGATCTCGTTCTCATCGTCGAAACGTGCTCGGATTTTCAGCCCACGCTCGTCCTCCTCGGCCTCGATGACCGACCCGATGTTCATCCTCGGGTCGTCAGTCCGATGACCGAAAAGCAGCGGGATCGGGTTGCCACTCGCCTGCCAGTCTGACAGGGTCTTGGCGAACGCGCCCCTCGCTACCACGTCGCCATACGAGTCGGGGACGCGGTCGAACGTCGAAGCATATGCGAGGACCTCGCCGCCATCGGCGCCATCCTCTGTCGCTTCATATATCAAATCGAATGACTTTTTTTGCATTGTTTTGCTCCTTTTTTCATTATGAGAAAAGTACGCATCGATTGCATCCATCGTCTGCTGAGGGCGCTCATCGGCGAGTGCCCTTCGCTCGCATTCGACACGAGGCACATCCAGAAGCACCATGTCGGCAGACGCCTCGGCATATCTGGATCTTGATGCGGAAGTAGGGGCCGTATCGATGATCCACGCGTCCATCTCATCGGAATCTGCGAGGATGCGGTCGATTGCGGTACGCCTCATATCTTGGACCACATGATGATGCTTGACATCCCAGTGGTCGTCGCCGATGGCCTCAGCGAGCAGGCCATAGTCTATTACCACGTCACCGGGCTTCTTGTGCTCCCGAACATATGTCGACTTGCCCGAGCAGGGCGGGCCACTGACTATATGTATCATCCGCCCTCCTTAGGGTATCAGCAGGTCCATGCGGCATTGGCATCCCGCTATCTCGCCGACATCCAGTGCCCCGGTGTCTCCGGGCCACTTGGCCCCATTGCTGAAGGTATCGTCGAACCTCACAGTCTCGCCATTCATCGCCGCATGGGTGTCGCGAGGATTACCGCTCGTCACCACCCACATCTTCCAGACCTCAGAGCCTCGGCCTGATTGCCTGACCGCCTCGCTCATCGCCCATGAGGACATGCTCGTGGAGATGAGGTCAGCGAGGACAGCGGCGCGGAAGCTCTTAGAGTAGTCGAAAACGCCACGCGGCGTTCCCTTCTCGTCATCCTCCGGCACCTCGCCAGACATCGCTCGGAGCAGGTCCCTGAGTGTCGTCTGGTTGATAGAGCGGGCCCGGGCATCTGCTACCGCGCGGACGTACGCTGACGTCCGGGGTGCTGACCACATGCTCGGGTCCTCGGCCAGGCGCTGCATGACCTCAAGGCCGTAGGTAGACACCAGGTCGTAGATGTCATCGTAGAGGTCATCGCCTAGCTCCCTATCCCAGCGCTCCTCGTCGTACCATGACGCCTCAGCATCCGCCTTGGCCCCCTTGGTCGCTCCGATTTTGGACAGCACAGCACGCTCCTGACGCTCGAAGAATTTTGCGAGCGTCCGCTCTATGCGGTCCCGCGCCTCCCGGTCCACCTCCATCTCGAGCCTGTTGAAGCCTCGAAAGAGGTCGGGCGAGGAAGGCGGCGACAGCTGAGTGTCGACCGGGTCCGCCTTCGCTCCGGCATCGCCCTTCATGGCGTCTTTTATAGTATGAGGCCCGGATGCCGCGGCATACGAGTCCGAGGTGGTATCGCGTGGCGACGCCAGACCGCCGGTCGTGACGTTCAGCGGCACGATGAGGTCGTCCCCGCCCTCGATCGCTGCCCGGTTGACCAGGGCGCGGGCTTCGTTCCTCGTGAGCCATGGTCCACCCACGCTGGACTGGAGCACCTGCACGAGGTCCGAGAAACTGCCATTGAGCTTCTCATTCAGGTCGAACTCGATGTACGTCCTCTCGTCCACGCCGAGGCGAGGCACGAGATAGCGGGTGAGCTTCTCCGATATCATCCTGATATCGGGTCCGAGCGTGTCTGTGTATAGGGCCCTCGCGTTATCCTTCACCGATGCATAGGTCTGCTGCCCATCTATGAGCATGCTTGGCTTGACGTGATACATGGCGCACACGATTTGCATGCCGAGGACGTTCGCCTGCTCCCACTGGGCGTTCTGCATGTCGAACGATGGGCTTGCCTTGATTTGCATTCCATCCTCGAGGACCGGCGTGGAGCCTGCCGAATGACCGCGCTTGGCGAAGGCATCCTGCCACGCCTCGCGGAAGCGGTCCATATCCTCGTCATCCCAGTCCTCGGCCTCGATTGGGCGAGAGATGTACGCGGGCATCCTCGCTCCGCGCTCCCACATCTGGTTCCGATATGCCCATGACTCGATTTGTTCCTTGAGGACCTGCTTCAGCCCCTTCACAGGACTCACCCCGTATCTGGGATCCATTGGGTCATATCCATGCCACAGGATGCAGTCCCTCAGGGGGATGTAGGACTCATAGCCTGTCTCGGGGTTCCTGATGATGACCTCATCGGGCTCGAAAAGGTCACCGCCGGCATATCCATCGATCCACATCGGCGGGATGGGCCTGATTACCCACCCCGAGTCCGAGTCGGCGTCCTCGCTGATGATCCAGAGTGCGGTGTCATAGAGTTTCAGGTCGCTCATCAAGGTGTAGACGAGGTCATATGTCGTCATGCTCGGATTCGGATGAGCGAGCAGGCGTGCGACCACCGAGGTCGTGTCCCTGACGCGGCTCGTGTCTGACTCGCGGACATATACCTTCAGGGGGAGCTGGGCGACATTGGATGCGAGAAACGAGACTACTGTACGTAGCTGTGGCTGCTCCGCATACAGTGTCGCAACGTCCATGTCGTCAACGAAGGCAGACGCCCTGCCATAGACATAGGTCCGGTAGATGGGCGGGCGGAAGATGGATCGGATGCGAGAGATGAGACTCATGTGGTCCTCCTAAACGAAAAGCATGGCCCGGGTCCTGCCCTCAGCTTTCATGCTCGTAGCGATTTTCGGCTTCTCAGTCTGTATAGGTGTCGCGTCATAGATGCCTGATGCATAGCCGAAGGCCCATGTTGCCGCGCACAGAGGCGATATGTCCTCCCGGCTGTTCTTGCGGTCCCACGCCCAGGCATCTCCGAGCTGACGCTTCTGTGCGACCTCCGCTGCGATATCCATGCCGGGCTGTGCGAGATGATAAACATGAATATCGTCCTGCGACTCCACGTCTGAGGTCGGGTCGCTGATGGCGATGGCATCATAAAGCGCGCCGCACGCTGCGGTCAGGTCGGCGCCCTGACATGGCACCACATCGATGCCGGGGATGGCAGACAGCGACGATATGAGTGCCGATGCTGGGCATCCTCGCCCCTGCAGGCACACAGTCATCGTGCCGCCATACGAGTCCACCCTGCGGCGAAACCAGCTCTCGACCATGGACATCTTCGTGGCATATGCGACGAGCTCGATATGAAAGTCCCCATCGGACCTCTGACCACAGACTGATATGGCACAGTGCTTGCGGTCGGGTGCGACATCTACGCCGAAAACAAGCGGGGCGCCCGGATCGATGTACGAATTCGGATCGAGGCATGCTCCCCATGACTCGCCCGGGAAGGGCTTCTCTCCGAGGTTGCGCACCCATTGGCACAGGCACTCTGTGAGGAATTCCGCCGGCGGGTTGGTGACGTACGCCTCCCTGAGTTTCGACCAGTCGATCGTATAGCCTGCCGATGGGTTAGCATATGCCCACGTCTCCATCGCCGATGGGTCAGCGTCAGGCGGAGCGGACCACTCGAAGAAACCCAGTGCGGAGGACGCCTCGTCTCCATCGAGCTCCTCGTCCCACTCATCATCATCAAAACGCCCATCAGGGTCGCCGAGCAGATGATGAGCGACATCTCGCAGATGTTCCAGCACCACCGAGGACGAGTCGCCTGCGTTAGTGATACACCACACGAGACCATCCCGCTTCGCCAGCGTGGTGTTGCTCGCCGCCGACCATGCCGAGAAGTCGTGATGCTCGCGCAGCTCGTCCAGCACCACGAGGTCAGCGGTGCGACCTCGTGCTCCCTTGCGTGATGCTGCCTCGACTTTGTACTCGGAGATGATGCCATCGCCGACATCCAGTCGCAGCCGCTTTCCGCCATTCGCCATGTGCACCTTGTGTATGCATTCCGACAGCACAGGTGTCGTCTGGACCATCTCCACCGCCTCGCCCCATAGGGCCTCGGATATCCCGAGCGACTGTGCGGTGCCGATGACGAGCTCCACGCATCGCACCATCATGAACCACAGGATGAGAATCATGGTGAGGGTCGACTTGCCATTCTGCCGCCCGACGAGGACGAGCACTGTGCGAAACCTGAAGCGCGGGCGATATGGATGGTCCTCGATCTCTAAGGGCTCAAGCTCTAATGCATGTATGAGCAGCCATTTCTGCCAGGGCAGCAGATGGAAGTCTAATGCCTTCTCGGCGAATTCGATGACCGAGAAGCCCGCGCTCGTCTCGGGCGTCAGAGGGCGACGTGGTGGCGTGTATATGCGCGGCGCGGTGTGACCATACTGGATCATGCCATCACCACCTGCGAGAGGTGCTCCCGATGCGGTCGATGCCACTGCCATCGCCGCGGCTGCGGTTGCATGAGCAGTGCGACGCGCGGATGTTGCTGAGAGAAAACTCGAGCTCAGGGAATTTCGCGACAGGCTTCACGTGGTCAGGCTCCCACGCGTCAGGCGTGCCCGGCTCGGCCTCATAGTCTATGGCCTGACCGCATATCCAGCACTTGGCGCCCTTCTTCTTGTCGCGCAGATAGGCGGCATGGCGCACCGCCTGCCACTTCCTTCCGCCACGTCTACTCGCCATCAGTAGTGCCCCCTCGTTGTGCTTCGGTCTGCCTCAGCGACGCGATGACATCCCGCTTCGCTTGGAGGCTCGTGTCTGCGATGATTTCGACCGGCATCGCCACAGGCAGTCGTTCGAGCAGCGTTTTGATGCCAGCGATGTAGGACGCATAGAGCTTGGCATAGACCTCGTATGCGGGATTCTTCCTCACGCCCTGCTGTCCACCTCCATTGTCGTATGCGACCACGAGTGGCTCGTCCGCCATATCGATTCGCGCGTTGAAGAGCCTATCCTCGATGAAACCCACGTTCTGGATGAGCTCGGCACTCGCCGCCAGCTCCTCGGCAGACATGCCGACAGCCTTGAGGGTGCGTTTCAGGCGATTCGCCCCGCGTGGAGATGTACGTCGTTTCGCTTGTGCCATTGGTATCCCGGTCTAGAGATTCTCATTCATAGCTGTTTTTATAGTATGGGAGACCCCATGGCCACCCCTAAGGCATGGCACCTCCTTGGGTAGGGGAAAAC